ATGTCGACGTTCTGCCGCAACCCACTGCACCCGGGCCCGTGCAAGGGCTGGAAGAAGAAGCTCGGCGTCATCGCCCCTGGCGCCCTGAACGCGATCAACAAGGCGCAGCAGGAGAAGACGGCCGCCAAGCGGGCGGCCCGCGCGGTCGCGAAGTCCGAGGCGGAGAAGAAGGTCGCGACCGGCAACAAGAACGTGCTGGCGCACCCCCTGCTCGCCAAGCAGGCCACGGTCACGCACACTCACACGGCCCTGGGCGACTCGGCCGACAAGGCGTTGGCCAAGGGCTCGAAGGCCATCCTCAACAAGACCGAGATCAAGAAGTACTCGCAGCTTAAGGGCGCACAGGTCGCCGACCTCGCGGCGAGTCACGGCCTGCTCAACGACAAGCAGAACAAGCAGGACTACGCCGTGTACGTGCAGGCCAAGATCGCCGAGGCGCTGGCGGCCGACAACCAGGGCGGCGGCAGCGGGAAGCACTACCGCGCCTTCCTGGAGCAGCGAGCAGGCCTGCTCGGCGACGCCCTGGCGGCCAAGTACCTGCCGAAGTGCAAGACGGGCGACCACGACTGCGACGGCCTGGCGTACGAGGGCCTGTCCGGCTACGCGGCTGGCCAGCTCTACCACGCTATGTACCAGAACGATCCGGATGGCCTGAACCAGCTCGAAGCCGACCTGTCGAAGCTGGACGGCGATGGCGCCAAGGTTCGCGACTACCTGAAGTCCAAGGGCGTGGACGTCACCAAGCCCACCCCGGCGCCCGCCCCGGCCGCACCCAAGGCCGCCCCGGCACCCGCCGCCGCCCCGGCCGCACCCAAGGCCGCCCCGGCACCCGCCGCCGCCCCCGCCGCCAACCTGGTGCCGGACAAGGGCATGACGGACAACCAGAAGCTGCTCATGGCGCAGCTCGGCACCTCGGCGACCAAGGCGGCCAAGAAGAAGGCCCTGACCAAGACCGTCTCCGGCATGAGCCAGGAGGAGATGGACTCCCTCCCGGCCGACGTCAAGGCGCAACTGAAGGACGTACTGGACCTCGGCGGCCCGGCCGGGAAGAAGGAGGCCGACGCCTTCCACGAGCCGCTGACGCCGAACACGCCGCCGACGCCGGAGCAGGCCGCCCAGCTTGCCGCCCAGGCGGCCGGGAAGGCGGCGATGGGCCAGGCGCCCGTTCCGCTGGGGGCGACGGACAAGGCCCTCCTGTACGGCAGCGTGGACCCGAAGGCGTTCCTGGCGCTCCCCCCGGACCAGCAGCACGCGCTCCTGGCCGACCTGAAGAAGATGCACGACGACGACCCGAACGGTCCGGCCAAGGGCATCCTTGCCTTCCTCACCGGCTCCACGAGCGGGAAAACCGACCTGTCCCCGGCGCAGATCGCGGCCGGTCAGGCGGTATCCAACCCGTTCATGCCGGTGGACGAGGTGATGGACGAGTTCGGCAAGATGGGCGTCGCCGAGTACCAGAACCTGCCCTCCGACCTGCACAACTCGGTGCAAGCCCAGGTGAAGTTCTACGCCGAGAGCGGCGACCCGAAGGCGGTCAAGCTCGCGGAGAAGTTCGGCATCGTCCCACCGCCCGCCGACGAGCCCACCCCGGCGCCTGCCCCGAAGCCGGGCATCCCGGAGCCGGGCCCGACCGCGAGCCTGCCCGAGAACGTCTCGAAGGTGGAGCAGGTCGGCGCTGGTCCCGGGCTGTCCCCGGCGGCGGCCGACGCCGCAGGCTACGCGATGGGCTCGAAGACCGGCACGGCAAAGCAGAAGCTGGCCGCGTACGAGAAGCTGACGCCGGAGGAGTTCCAGTCGCTCAGCCCGTCGAGCCAGAAGCTGATCCTGGCCGACCTGGACAAGATCCATGACAAGTTCCTCGACCCGAAGAAGAAGGAGCAGGTCAACGCGGTCAAGGCCAAGCTGGGCCTGGCGACCGGCGGCGGCGCGGGTTCCGGCGGGGCGGCCGACACCACGGCACCGAGCACCGACCTGGGTGCACCGGCGCCGACGAGCGTGGAGCAGGCGGCGGCGAACGCGGGCGCCGACAAGATCCTCCAGATCAACTCCTGGTTGGACCCGAAGACGTCAGCCGATCCGACCTGGAAGGCCCAGCTCGCCGACAAGATCCTCAATACCAAGCAGCACGGCACCGGCTTCGGAAACAGCACCTCCAAGATCTTCGCCGAGGCGCTGACGAACGACCTGCTGGACAAGCTCGACGTCACGAACGCCGACGAGGCGGAGAAGAAGCACGTCCTCGACCCGCTGACCGCCGAGATCAAGTCTGCGATCCTTCAGGACGGCGAGCCGACGCCGGTACTCGATGCGCTGGAGGCGCTGCACGAGAAGGCGCTCAAGCACGACTCGACGAAGGAGAGCGGGCTCCAGGGCGTCATGGACGCCATTGACGCGTGGCACGAGAAGAACAAGATCGACCCGCTGGGCGGCGGCCCCACGGACGCGCAGATCGCGAAGCTCTACGAGCACGCGGGCCTGCCCGCTCCGTCGTCGCTGGACGCGTTCGTACCCGGCGGGGAAACGACCGTGGTGAACCAGCTCTCGAACAAGGCATTCGCGCACCACATCATCACGACCGCTGGCCTGAGCGGAGTCGACGAGAACTGGACCGGCGGCGAGACGCTGATGAAGATCTCGGACGCCCTCAAGGCCGACTACATGAAGGCCCTGAAGAACGGCGACACCACGCCGGGCGGCCTGGCGGCCGAGCTGCCGAAGATGGCCAAGAACACCGCCGAGGAGGCCGCCAAGCAGGTAGCGGCGAACGGGTGGGCCCCGGACTCGCCGATCGTCGAGTCGTGGAAGTCCAGCCACCTGCTCGCCCAGATCAAGGACTACCTGGACCTGAACGGCGGCGGCTCCCCGGCTGGCGCGGGCGGCGGCTCGACGCACAGCGCACCGGCGGCCGTGAAGACGGCGGCGAAGAAGGCGGCGCCGAGCGGCCCCACGGCCGCCAAGCTCACCGGGTCGCACAAGCTCGACAGTGCGCAGATGCTCACCATCCACTCGGCCTACAAGAGCTTCGGCGCGGGCGCCTACATGTCCGCCGACGACTCCGAGAAGTGGGACAACCTGACCGCGACGGCCTCGGCGCTGGCGGGCAAGGCGGGCTTTCCGAAGAACCTCTCCGTGGCCGACATCATGCAGACCGTCGACTCCCAGATCGCGAACAACCTGGGCGTGCCGAACGCGAACATGCTGGAGAACAAGATCAAGGACTGGATGGCCACGCCAGCCGGTGCCGCCTACGTAAAGAACCACGTAGTCAGCCCAGCGAAGGTCAACAGCCTGGCCGGGTACACGGCACCGCCGCCGAAGCTGCCCGGTCTCAAGGCTGGCCAGCTCATCCAGACCAAGCCCGGCCCCGGCAAGTACGACCCGAACAAGCCAGCGACCGACTTCCACCCGCACACGCCACAGCAGGCCCAGAAGGAGCTGGACGACTACCTGTTCAACAACGGCAAGGTGCTCTCGGCCGGGCACTGGAAGGCCGTTACTCGCTACACCGGCAACGCGTACACGCAGATGAACGCGTACCTGCGCGGCAAGGACTCCAGCGGCAACCTGTATCCGCCGTTCAAGGCCAGCGAGCAGACGAAGAAGGACGTCCTGATGATCCAGGACGCCATGATGCCGCTCCAGAGTGATCATCTGCTCAACCGGGGGACCGGCTGGAATTTCGTGCCCAAGGAGTTCCAGGGCGCCGACAACCTGAAGAAGCTCATCGGCAAGACCTTCGAGGACAAGGCGTTCATGTCCACCACGGTTGCCGGGGGCGGTCAGGGCTTCCACGGCCCGGTGAAGCTGACGATCGAGGCCCCGGCCGGAACGCATGCGCTGTTCGTCAAGGCCAAGTCGCAGTACTCCTCCGAGAACGAAATGCTCCTGGCGGCTGGCACCAGGTTCCGTGTCCTCTCCGTCGAGGAGAAGGGCGGGCAGACGCACGTACGAGTCAGGGTGGTGACCCCGAAGTGAGCATCGAAGACAACGAGCCCCGCTGGGAGCTTGTCGACGACGAGGACGAGGAGCGCGGGCTGGACGCGGGCGAGATCGACGAGATCCTGAACCGGCCCGTCGAGCCGTACCCTGTACCAGAGCGGCAGGCGGAGAGCCGCCCGGCGCGGCAGGAGGCGTGATGGCCGAGCAGGATTGCGGGTGCAACGGAGGCGACGAGTTCGCGGCCCTCACCGTGGACGAGGAAGCCCCGGTTACGTCCCCGGACCCGCGCGGCACGAAGGTGAAGCGCTGGGCGGGCATCGTCGCCCCGTACGGTGTGCCGACCGGCGACAAGCGGCGCTTCGCCATGGGCGCGCTCAGCACGCGGGACCTGCCGCTTCCGGTCAAGTGGCAGCGGGCCGACGAGTCGGGCCACCAGACCTCCGTCACCGTGGCCACGATGGATGGCGCCGGAGTGTTCTCTGAGGACCACGGCGATCCGCAGAGGTGGGGCGAGTGGCACGGGCCCGGCGTCTACGGCTACGGGGTCATGCTCGACCCCGACCCGGAGCAGCTTCCACGACTGGCTGAAGATGTCGCCGAGGCCAACCTCCTCATGTCGAAGCGGGTCATCGGCCCGTCTGTGGACCTGGACGACATGGAGTTCCACCCCCTGGGCGACCAGGTCGGTGAGCTGTCCGCTGACACGCGGCCGGAGATCGAGGTCACCAAGGGACGGATCAGCGCGGTCACACTCGTGCAGATCCCGGCGTTCGCCGAGGCCCGGCCGTTCGCCATCGAAGAGGTGGACGCCGAGGAGTACGCCGCTGGCGAGACCTCGATCGTGGCGTCCGGTGTGTTCCGTCACGGCGACGACTTCACCGTGGCGGCCGATGCCGAATGGGACCCGCTGGGCTGGCTGGCGCGCGGCCGTCGCGAGGGGGCGGCCCTGTACCACCTGGGCGACCGCTTCCTGTTCCCGGTCGCCGATGTCGTTGACGGGCGGCTCCAGATCGTGCCGGGCGCGGTCGCCGACGCCATCTCGGTGCTCGCCTACTCGCCGGAGCGGCTGAGCGTGGACGAGGGCACGAAGCAGGCCATGCGTGAGCAGTTGACCGAGCTGGCCGCGCGGTGCGGGCTGCCGTCGCCGCCGTGGGAGCGCGCGGCGCTGGTAGCCAGCGCCGCGACGACGGTCGGCCAGGTGTACCGGGCGGCCGACTTCGAGGACCCGAAGCTCACCGAGCTGACCCCGATCAAGATCGAGAACGGCCGCATGTTCGGTCACCTGGCGTCGTGGAAGGGCTGCCACATCGGGTTCAAGGACCGGTGCGTGACCGCGCCCAGGTCCAAGACCAACTACGCCTACTTCCACGTGGGCGAGGTCCAGACCGACCAGGGCCCGCTGGCCGTGGGCAAGGTGACGCTCGGCGGCGGGCACGCGGACACCCGCCTGGGCTTCCAGGCGGCGGCCGAGCACTACGACGACGCCGGTTCGGCGGTCGCGGCCGTGCGCGCGGGCGAAGACCGATTCGGCATCTGGATCTCCGGCCCGGCGATCCACGGCCAGGAGGACAAGTTCTCGTCGCTGCCGCTGCACCCGCTGTCCGGCGACTGGCGGCGCGTAGGCGGCTCCATGGAGCTTGTGGCGGCCCTGGCGGTCAACACCCCGGGCTTCCCCGTTCCGCGCGTCCACGAAGCCGCTGGGCGGTCCTATGCCCTCGTCGCGGCGGGCGTGCTGGAGGAGTACGCGAATCTGTCGACGAAGGGGCGCAAGGCCAGTGCCGAGAAGGGACACGCCCTGCCGGACGGCTCGTACCCGATCGAGTCCGTCGGCGACCTGGAGAACGCCATCCAGTCGTACGGGCGGGCGCCCGAGCAGCACCGCGCGGCACTGCGGCGGCTGATCATGCGGCGGGCCAAGGAGCTGAACGCGGAGAACAAGATCCCCGAGTCGTGGCGTGGCCAGCACTCCGGCGACTACTCGGCCGAGGACATCGCTCGGGAGCTGTACGCCATCCAGCGGCGCGAAGCTCGGGCCCGCGAGGTGGCGGCTACGCTGGCGGGAGAGTTCCAGCTCCTGGACGTCGCGGGCGCGCGCGAGCGTGCGCTTCAGGCGGCCCAGGCTTTCCGGTAGGAGGTACCCCAGATGCCGTGTGGTTGCGAGGGCGTGAAGGCCGACCAGTTCGAGGTGGTCTACGCCGACAGCACCGTCAGCCAGCCGATGACCCGCGCCCAGGCGAACACCGAGGCGGCGCAGCGCAACGGCTACGTCCGGCCCGCGAGCGTCACCGCGCAGAACGCTACGAGCAGCGCCTGACCCTCCGATCCTCAGGCGCGACGAAAGGCGGGCACCCTACGAAGGGATACCCGCCTTTCCGTGCTCGGTGGGCCACTCGCCGGTGGCCATATGGTGGTACTCGGCGCAGAGCCCGCCCGGCTCGACGACGTGCTTGCGCAGGTGCCGGATGCACCGCTTCATGGAGCCGGTGACACCCCATCTGATCTTCGCGGCCCCGGCGCCGTGCACCCAGTACTCCGTGATCTTCCTGGTGCTGGCGCGCGTCAGGTCGATTGCGAACGTCTCGCCCGGGGCCCAGTTGTCCTCCAGCGCGAGACGTCCGGCGAGGGCCTGCGCGTACGCCAGCACGTCGGCAGGGACTTCCAGCTCATCCGCCATGCGGCAAGCGTAGGCCATCCCGTGCTTCGATCTGCTCCTTCGGGCCGGGTGCCGAGCACTGCGAGCCGGGACCCAGGAAGTGGTACTCGATGCGCCACGCCAGCCGCGCGCTGTCGCGGCCGTCCCTGAAGCTCTCCGGTCCCTGCACGCCCATGACGGCCTGCTGATCGTGCCAGCACAGGCGCCAGCCGGACGGCATGGTCAACAGCCAGCCAAAAGCCTCCTCCCGCAGGTCGCCGATCTGCACAGCCATCGCGCGGATGGCTTCCTCCATCAGCCGTTCGAGACCCTGGTCAGCCACGGGTGCCCCCGTCCCGCTGCACCGGCCGGTACTTCACGTACTCGATCAGGTCGTTCGTGCTCTGCGTGAAGTCCTCGCCGGAGACCAGCTCGGCGCGGCGCGCCATGAGCAGGCGGCCCAGCCAGTTGCGGCCCGGCGAGAACCGCCACGCCTCCCCCGGCGAGACGTCCTCGGGCTTGCAGCGCTGCTGGATGGAGAGCAGCTTGCGGCCCTCGCGCAGGTCCACGCCCCACACCCGATCGCCCCAGGTGTTGCCCTCCACCAGGTAGGAGTCCCCCGTCGCGAGCAGGTAGCCGTGCTCCTCGCGGCCCGGCGCGAACTTGAGCCGGAGCACCAGGGCCATCACGTCGAACTTCACCAGCTCCCAGTCCGGGCGCAGGCGCAGCATGCGCTTGCCGTACGCCTTCGCCTCGGCAGGCGTGGCGCTGGCCATCACCTGGTTGTGGTCGGCCTTCGTACGCGCCTTCAGCGCCTGGAACATGTGCTCGCCGGTGGCGTAGGCGTACGGGCCCAGGTGCAGGGGCGAGCCCTGCCAGAAGTTCGACAGGGCTGCCCACTCGTTGTCACCTTCGAATGCGTCGAAGTACGCGATGACGTCAGGAACGCCCATCGGGACGCGCCTCCTCCTCGTGCCACGGGCCCACCCAGCGCGAGCGGACCTTGTCGGTCGCCATCCGGCGAGCCTCGGCCTCGGGCGTCAGCTCGTCGCCGGGGGCGTCGCCCTGCGAGCCATCCGCCTCGAACCAGACGTCCCCGCCGAACTTCGCCGAGTGGTACTGCCACTCCTTGGTGAGGTCGTTGCCGATCAGCTCCAGGCTGTCCCGTGCGCTGGCGAGGCAGCCGATCACGTTGTGCATGTCGGCAACGGCCTGGTCGTCGGTCAGCCTGTCGAGCATCGCGGCTGCGGCGATGTTGGCGGCCTGCTCCATGTGTGAGCGTGCGCGCTCGATCAGGGCTTGCACGTCGCGTTGCCACGGCGTGGCGAGCCGGACAGCCCGCACCTGCTCGGCCCGGTTGCGGCGGAACGCCGCCTCCTTCTCAGGACTGGGCATTCCCGGCCTCCTCGGTCTGGCGCGAGTTCCGGAGCGCGTCGTGGATGCCGAGTGCCGCGCCGATCGAGCCGATGACGTCGTGCAGGTCGGAGATCAGTTGAGCGTCCTCGGGATGGGTGAGCATGACGGCGCCGACCATGTTGCCCGCCGACTCCAGGTGCTCGCGAAGCCGGTGGAGCAACTGGACAGTGGTCGGGTTCTTCGGCAGCTCGGACAGCGGCCGTGCCGCGTCGGCGCGCCGGACGGCGGCCTCGTGTTCTGGGGAACGCATCGATCAGCCCTCCTTGATCTGGTGCGGGTGCCGCTGGCGCATCGCGGCCCGGACGCTCTCCTGGGTGAGCATGCCCGGCGACTTCTCGGCAAGCTTGCCCTCCTTGACGAGGGTGAAGATGTTCTGCCGGGAGCAGCCGAGGATCGCCGCCACGATCGGGCGCGGCACGCCGTCCGGGTCCAGTGGACCTCCGGTCCACCAGGCCACGGCCTTACCCAGGGCTGTGGTCCAGAACGCGGCATCCATCGACTCGTACGGGTCGATGAGGTCGTTCAGGATCTTGTGCGCGGCGGTCATCCCGCGTGCCTCGCCGAGGGCGCCACCGATGGCGGCCTTGAGCCATGACCGCATCTCTTCGACGTCGGCCATCTTTGCCGGTGTGCTGATGCCGAAGACGTGCGCGGTGCGCAGATTGAGTACGTACAGGCTGTGCCCGATCTGCGCACCGATGGTCTCGTCCGTGATGTCGAACCGTTGCACGATCTCTCTCCTCAGGTGGTGTGCGACCGGTCCCAGGTCAGTAGCGCGAGCTGCCGCCCGTCCGGTGCGATGATCTCGGTCTGGTAGTAGATGCTCTGGTCGTCGGCCGACACGAACCCGTCCACCTGCGTGCACGGCCCGGTGAGCGTGTGACCTTCCTGGACATACAGCGTGATGGCGTCCTGGTTCACGGCGGGCCACATCTCGCGGTACAGCTCGGCGAGGCCCTTGCAGTCGAGGTCTTCGGCGGGAAGTTCGTACGGGACGGCGACGAAGTGCATGATCTCTCTCCTGTCTGGTCGGCAACCACTCGGGCGTCCCGCCCTAGTCGGGGCGCCCGGGAAGCGGTCGGTCAGTGGTTGAGCAGGAGCCACAGGACGGCGGTACCGCCGACGCCGATGACGAAGGCGATCACGTGGAGGATGATCCGGATCTGCGTGCTGC